GTAAAGTACATAACAGTAGGAAGGTAGGTTATGAAGTAGTTCAGATCTTCGGTAGTCATGGACTGAACGTCTGATAGATGTTCCTGGATCTTCTCCATCACATCGTCCAAAGGCTTAGTAGCTTTTCGAACTACTTCGTCAACTACGACATTGACAATTTCTCCATAATCTTCGGCGTTCTTCGAAGCTTCCGCAAGCTCGTCAAGTCGTATATCAATGTGCGGTAACTTAGCTCTACCCATTAGTCTTGTCAGCTAAATGTTCCTTGAACGCTTTAAGAACATTTTCAATAGGGATAGTGAGTCGAGTACGCTTCTTTAGATAGGGTACAGAATAACCAATATCTGTCTCCGTTGAAGGATTAATACTCTTCTTCCCTTGATGCTTTAGACGAGTAAGGTCAGTCATAGGGTACCATTTTATCATAGCGTGTTTAGGGAAGTACACTAATACACCACCTAAGGCGTACTGACACTGATCAGCTAGGAATAATTCATTCCACTGATGCTCACTAATATTCGAAAATGGTAAGGAACTAGAATGAGTAGTTTTTAGTTCAACATAGACTGTCCCATACTTCGTCGCAGCTATAAAGTCACATGGATTTGCGACTCCTCTAAAGCCGTTCGTAGTGTCGTACAGACGGGAAAATCTTGCGTTATTTCTGGAAAGATCTGCTCCCTTTCTAAAATCCTCTTCGAACATTTTACCGGTATAGGTCATAGGTTACGTCCCTCCTTCCTACAGTACGGACAGTAATTAGACGAGCAATAGATTTTCGGGCTTTCCCCTTTCTCTACATACTCTTCGCAAGTAACTAGCTTGTCCAATACCTCGTCCTTCATAGCGTCCGTAATGTGGCAGGTGTAAGCCTTCTTTTCGAAGTTATCACGGTTCTCGTACAAGAACAGTACATCGTCAACACCTAAACACATTCCATAGCAAGTAGCTTGCATTTTATGTTCTGGGTAAGGTTCAGTATGTTTATTAAACTTGAACATAGTCTCAGTCTTAATCTCCATAATGTACACCTTACCCCGCCATCTTACAAGTCCATCACATAGGAACGATAACTGAAGTAATTCATTCTTACACTTCGTCTCGTATTCATTCTTGACGAAGTTCTTGTCAACCTCTGTACCCTCTACTGGATTCTCTTCTAGGTATTCTGCTACATCCAACCACTCAAAATCTGGGTCAGTCTTGGACATTTGAACCATGTACTCCTGAAGGACTTCGTGTCTAAAGGTACCGGCTTCTCCCATAGCAATTAGATTGTAACTAGCGTTATCTTGTAAAGCCTTACCTATCCGCTCGAAATACATCTTACGAATACATCCACCCACACCACTTGGCTTGTAGTAGGTGGATGGAGTATAAGGCTTTTGAGTAGTTTCAATAACCTGAGTAAACTTGTCCACGAAATTAGCCGCAGGCTCATTTACTTTTTCAGCCGCTACCATTTTTGCAATTCTGGACAGTTTACTAGCCATTAAGCGTCTCCTTCTTCTTGGGTAGCTAAGTAGTAAGTAACCCCATTGGATTCAATCTTAAGACATAGTTCATTTCCAAAATGAAGAGTGAAGTAATCTTCAGACACGGTAGCTAAAATATCCCGCAATAGTAGGCTATTTACCGCGCACGTGAAGTCACTACCTTTATCACCTGAGGCGTATTTAACTAATTCCTTAGAGCCTGATGTTGTAATAATAGCGAGCTGTTTAGGTCCAAAGTCTAAATGAATTGTACCTTTGTCGAACGCAGTCATGAACAAAGTAAGTCGGTCTAGGATACTCTGAATATCTGCGGTAGGTAATGTAACTTCGGATTCGAACTTCTGGCTATCCATCACACTCATGTCCTGGTAGTCTTCGACTCCCTCCATTACACGACCGTAGATTTCTACAGTTGCGGTAGCTACATAAATGAACTCATCATCTAATGTCCATAGGTATAGCTTGTCGTCTGTTAAAGAGGAAAGTAACCGCATCAATGAAGACGGGATTAGTAACTTAGCCCCAATATCGTCAATAGGGTTCAAGCACACCCGGATAATATCAGATGTAACAGCTTGGTCTCCGTCTAATAAGTAACCCGTATAGATACCGTCTGCGTTACTTTTAGATACAGCGGAGTCGTTCACGTTGGCGATATTGTAGAATAGTGAAGACTTCAGTAACTTAGCGTCGTCCTCACTTAAATCCTCAGGTAGTGCGCTATCAAACAATGGATAAGATTCGTCACTAGGTACAATATCTACCTTGTAAGTACCGTTACCCTTAACTTCAAGGTATTCAGCCTTAGGTGTAAGGGAAATAGAATCTACGGTAGTCTTTTCAACTAGTTTACCAAATTGTTCAGCTTTCACAATGACGTCAATTTCCCCGTCAGCTTCAAGTGTATAACGTAGCCAGTTGGAACCATCATAAGCTGTAAAGGTGACAATTCCATCAGCTCCTTCAATATACCAATATCGAGTAATTTCTAGTAGCTTACTAGGAACTAATCGATTTAGCTGACCTACGACCTGCATAAGGGTCTGCGTTTTAAACGTAATGCTCATCTTGAGCCTCCTTTAATTTTAGTTATACATTAATATACACCAATTTTCGATATTTTGTAAACACCTAAAAAGACCTTATTTAATAATAAGGTCATTTCATAAGGAGCTAAAATAATCGGTTCTGTTTATGCTTGATAGGCGTGTAAGTATAGTTACTAGCCCAATCAAGTAAGTACTGACAGTTAATTAGTTCACGTGCAATGTAATTGTCAGCCAGTTCCTCGACCGTAAAGTTCAAACCGGATTCCTGCATCAGTTGTAAGATACTGTCTTGTACCGGCTTACCTAAACGGTAGAAGTTCGCGGCTCCCCCATCCTTACGGGCAAAACTAATATTTCCATAAGGGGTCATAATGTTACCCATTGCGCCTGTAAGAATTGCTGAAGTGGAATCCGCTGACGTGAATGGAAATTGTTCCAAGATTTTAACTGCGGTAACACCGAAGGCGTGAGTCTTAATTTCCGGGTTCGAACTACTTTGAATAGTTTCGAATACCCGACTAAGCCACTTCTCACGTTCGTTACCATGGACACCTACTAGTCCACCTAATCCCATGTACAACACTTTAGAGCCATCTTTGTGACGGTGGTTCAGGATCTTATCTAGATAGTCCCATGGTTCCCCGATGTGAAATACTGGAATGACACGGTCTTTATCAATTACCCGCTCATACATATACAAGTAATTGTCCCACGATTGGCTACTAGCGTCTAATACTTGTTGACGTGTCGCAAAGTGTCCCTTATCTCCTGGAATGACGTCAAGTGACGCAATAACTTCGAACCTACCTTCGTTACTATTTAGGTAGTCAATGTACTCGTCTAGGTCAATATGAACATTTCTTGTCCACGCGCCGTAGGCACTAGAGTCTACAAACACTTTACCTCTGAAGTCTGGATGTTTATCTGCATAATCGAACCAGACCTTTCCAGTAGAATTTCGTTCGTACTTCTGAGTGAACAATCGATTAGCGTTATGAGATAATAGGAAGTCTTCAATAGCCTTTGCGCATCCTCCAGCGAAGTATAAATTAATACTCATGTTCGACCTTTCTATTTTCGTAGCGACTTACTAACTTAACCGCAATAGTAGTAAATGGAAGGATAACTAATTCGTACCCTGTCTTAATAACTACCTGACTAAGTGTCATGATGACTAGAGTCTGAACCGGCATTAGTCCCCAGAATGCTAATGGAAGGAATACAAGGCTATCCACTAGCTCCCCCATCAGACTTGAAAAGATCGCACGGGCTCCAAACCCCTTAATTGAGTCCGGGTATTTACGTTTCATTCTAGCGAAGATTTGGTCATTTACGAAGTCCCCAATAACGAAGGCTAAAAGTGACGCAACTAATACACGAGGAGTACTTCCTAGAACTGTTTGGAACGCTTCTTGATTTTGCCAGTAACTTGGGGCAGGACTTTGAATCACTGCGCTAAAGACTAGTGCCGCAAATAAGTTAGCCGCAAATCCGAAGTAACAAGTCAATCGACTCCATCGGTATCCGTACACTTCGGACACGAGGTCCGATAGGATGTACGTGATAGGGAAAATGAACACGGCTCCGGTCATTGTGATGTTAAAAGGAAGAAGTACCTGCTTACTTGTAATAATGTTACTTACCACTAGTGCTACTACGAATAGCAAAGTTAAGACTAATTGAAGTTCGCTAACCATCTTTTTACGTTTAAAGGCTTCCATACTGAACCTCCTAGTTGCGAATCAACTGAAGTAGTTCAGCTCGAGCAGCTTCATTTTCACGGAATAGCCCACGCATTGTCGAAGTAACAGTAGTCGCCCCGTGTTTCTTAATACCGCGACCGCTCATGCAAGTATGTTCAGCTTCTACGATAACAGCTACAGCTTGAGGTTCTAGTACTTCCTGGATAGCGTCTGCGATTTCTTGTGTCAAACGTTCTTGAACTTGAAGTCGTTTAGCATAACCTTCAACTACCCGACCGAATTTAGATAGTCCTGTAATCTTATCGCTAGGAATGTAAGCAATGTGTACCTTACCTACGAATGGAGCTAAATGGTGTTCGCAAAGCGAATTGAACGGGATATCCTTCACTAGAACAAGGTCATTATGGTCTACATCGAATGTCTTCTCTAAATGTAGTTTAGGATCTTCGCGGTACCCTACAGTATGTTCAGCTAGCGCTTTTACAAAACGGAACGGAGTATCTTGAAGTCCATCACGTTCAGCGTCCTCCCCAATTACACCGAATAGTTCTCTAAGGGCTAGTTCAGCGGCGTCTAGTTTAGCGCAAATTTCAATATTAGGTACAGTTGATTCAGGGTTTCCTAAAATAGTTGACATCTTTTTAAATTGATCTAAATTCATATTATACTCCTCTTTTGTTATCGTATACTAGCGTATGCAGTTGCGGTAAAGGTCTTACGTTATTGAACGCAGGATCTTGATATACTTTGTCCCATAGCCAGCCTAATTTCTCCAATAGGCGACCACTGATGCTTCCCTCTTCGTAGGCATTTGCATTACCTACCGAAAGATAGTTCACTGGACGTAGTTTGTCCTTAAAGGTTTCGAACATATTGCGAGCGTAGGCTAAATCTGTATCGTCAAAGATTACAATCTTAAATGACCAATCTAGTCCCTCCTCGTTCAGTCTGTCCACAATAGCCTCTAGGATTTTCATGT